TATCTCCACCAATTGTACCTTCTTCTACGAATACAAATGAACCACCTGATAATTCGGCAGGTTGGTCTTCAGGAGTTGCTCTTGTTAATACCCAATTAGATGAACCAGAACCTACATTTGAAACAATGTAGATACCGTTTTGAGCCGCTGTTGATTGGTCTTTAACTAAAACTCTATCACTAGCACTTGGCGATACACCATCAATTGTTAGTGTCGCTTGTGTACCAGAGTTTGTTAGTGTTGCACCAACACCAGCAGTACCGTTTGAATAAGTTGCTGTTAAGTTTGCCGTTGTAGCAACTTTAACAGATGGTTTAGCGTCAAGACCTTGAGCAACTTGGTCAACATATGCTTTGTTTGCTAAGGACTCGTCTGTAAAACCACTTCTATCTTCGTAACCAGTTGGAACAATTACCGTTCCTGTTCCGTGTGGTGTTAAATTAATATTTTTATTACTAGCAGTTGTTGATATTGTTTGGTCATTTATTGTAATATCATCAACTATTAATGATTGTAAACCGTCAATAGATAATGTACTTTGACCTAGTGTTAAAGTAGATGTACCTAAAGTAATTGTCGGTGTTGCTAAATTAGCATTTGTGATTCCAGCAGAACCACTTAAATTTGAATTTGTTAAGGCAGTTGCATTGACCGTTATTTCGTTGTCAGTAACCTCTGTTTGCATACCTGGACCACCAGAGAATGTTAAAGTCTCGGCAGTATTGTATGTATCTGTACCTGTGTCGCCATCTAACTCTATAAACTGATTAACGGTACCAAATGACATGTTACCAGAACCGTCTGTTTTTAAGAATTGTCCTGGTGTACCATCTCCGTTTGGTAATGTAAATGTTGTTGATGTTGTGACATCATTAGGTGCTTTAAGGGAAATAAATGATGTACCATTATTTGTACCCTCGTTAAATCTTATTTGACCGCCGGCTGATACATGATTACCGACATTTAATTCGTCTATTGCTTTATTTGTATCTACTATGATTGATGAATTTGCTGTTAATGTACCATGAACATGGTCTAACATAGCAGTAAAATATTTACCGCCAATCGTATCTATACTAGTTGCGTCACCATTACTATCTACTGAACCAGTACCAATGAATAATCTATCACCTAAATTTGTTTGTAAACCTGTACCGTATGTTAGGGCTAATTCACCTTGTTTGAGTGTTGCCGGTGTACTTGTTCCCGAACTTCTTTTTATCTGAATTATAGTTGACATCTATTAAAAACTTCCGCAATTAAACAGGATTGTTCCTGTGGTTGTTATAATTTCATTACGAGCAACAAATTTAGCGTCTGAAGCTCTGTACTGAAGCATTGCACCATCATTTAAATTACTTGTATCAACATCACCTAACAATGCAAGTCGCATTGAGGAGTTGGAAGCACCACCAGAACTGGCAGGTAATGTTACCGCTACTTTTTGTGGACCAGATGTCGTATTGACATTAATATCAGCAGTAATATTTTGTTTTTTACCAATGGTTGCGTCTACCATAACTCTCTCTCTTATTTACTCTTGTATATTTATAAAGGTTTAGATTTGCTTATGTAGTGACCTGTGGTCTAACTTGAATTAGACCCTCAATTACTCTAGTAACCTCACCACCTGCGCTGGTAATTTCTAAATCATAGACATATCTTGTTGCGTCTAAAGCCGCTGTTTGTGTTGCTGAAAGTGATAGTGTGACCACACCAGTTGTGGGGTCAGTATCAATAGCAGTTGTCATTGAAACTCTAGTTTTTGTACTTGCATATCCTTTGGCCAGTTTTGCAGCCGCTGAATATCCAGTTAAATTAAATCTATTGCCGTTTGCGTCTTTGACGGTCACATCCGAACTGAATGTTGCGCCTTGGTCTATGGTTAGGTTAGCTATTGCAGCCATTTATTTTGCCTCTTCTTTAAGCATTTCATTGATTTTACCATTATAATATTTCGTCAAGACATTAATTTTTTCGATTTCCATGTTTAATCTTGTCAAATTAACTTGTATCTCTTGGCGACATAATATGTAGTTTTGCAATTCAGGACTAAATTTAGTCTCATCATACTCTTTACCATCAATTTTTATAGCCATAATTATTTCTCCTTATCTATATTTATAACAGAAATTCTTGTTTGTACCAATATTTAATATCAGAAACCATACCTTTATTTTCATCAAAAGGACACACACTTTCTATTATTTTATCATATGTTTCTTTGTCTTCAAGGTAAGGTCTAAAATGTGGGTCATTACCATATAATAAGTTTGCGTCATTTAATATATCGAACATATCTTCATCATAATCTTTTGACAACCAGTAAGCGTACATAATACCTACTGCATAACTCTTGGCAGGATAAATCCAACCTACATCATTCTCTCTAAAATATCTTATAGCATTACCTACAATATCATCATTCATCTCGACCTTTATTTCTTTTAGGTCGTCTGCATGTGTTCTATTTAATCTATGATATAATTCTTGTTTTATTTTCCAGTCTTTCATCATACCAATCTAGTAGTCCTTTATAACCATTACATGAATGTGTTAAGTCTGTCACATATCTATAATGTTCAGTTAAACATTTGCCATAGTAAATACATTTACGACATATCTCCGAAACATTATGTATAGGCTCATTATCTGCCCATGTGATATAATCTTCAAATGTATCTAACTCTTTAAAATATTCATTATCATTTTTATCAAACTCTAGTACACCAAACTTTGCATTAGGTGTTATGTAAATATGGTCATTTGAAAAGGCATTATATTCACCATTTAAACTTTCTATTATTTTGCCTTCATTGATAAAATCAAATTTTTTAGGTACATTACTATCTATCCATTTTCTAACAAAGACCTCAAAATCTCTATGTGTCACTCTTTGTTGATTTGCCTGATTTGTAGAATATGGTTTTATCTCAACACTTTCTATACTACTACAAGCATTTAACATAGTTATCATTTCATCAACATTTTTATTAATAACATCTTGACTTGCTAAAACCAATACGGCGATTGGTACTTTACTTCTTAACATATTCTGATAAACTCTATCAGATTTCTCCCTTGCTTCGAAGTCATAACTTACCGATAAGTAAAAGTCTTTTTCAAAAAAACCTTTATGTAGCATACTAAAGTTTGTTATTATATTAATTTTCCCACCATACCATCTTCTAATAACATCACGCATACCGTAAAAAAAGTTTTTCTTTAAAGCACCAATCTCCCCGCCGTATAAATCAATCCAATCTATCTCTCTATGTTTTGTTATTTCTTCTAGTAATCTATCTAAATCTCGTAAGTCTATTCTCTTTTGGTCACCTAATTCTTCAGGTGTTAGATAACAAAACCTACATCTAAAATTACAAAAATAACTTGGATTGATTGAAACCGTAATCTTTTTCATTTATATATTGTTAAATCAACTGGCATAGCCAATCTCATTTTACCATTAAATGTTTCTACATTGTGATATAAGAAACTAGGAAAAATTAATACATCACCACTAGATGGTGTAAATCTTTCTTTTTCAAACATCACTTGAAACTCATCAATATATCCTCTATTTGCATTTGTTCGTGGGTCATGCAATACAATATTGCCACCATTTTTCTCTTCACATAACAAATAAAATACAGCACTTAAATGTGAGCCTGAATGATTATGTTTAGGCATTGCATAGTTTGTTCCATAACCTGTAATCCATGCTCTTAAATCATAATCTCTTTGTTTTAAATCTATATCAAAATTATCAAGATATCCTTGAAAAGATGATATTATAAATCTTTTTAATTCTTGTAGTTTAGGGTCGTCTAATATATTATCGCCACTAACATTAGCAGATACTTTTTTACTATCACCATAATTAGTTAATATATGTTCTACAATTAAATCTGGTATTTCTGCCTTTGTAAGATATACAGGCGTTGACCATAAATTATTTAAACCTTCACTTATCATATACTTTCATCCACATAAGGTGTCACTTCCTTATTTATTCTGTTTATTTTAAGTATCTCTGGTGCTATACTTTTCATACTACGACAATGTTGTTCTACAAGACCATGTTCTTTATAATCTTTTATTGTTTTTCTACAACCATTACATATCTCGAACATTGGGCAAGTATAACATGCCTGTTTCATAGAATGAAGATTTAAGTCATTCTGTAAAGGTAGAAAAAACTCACCATTCATTTCTTTTTCAAAATCAATAGATTTGTCCATATCATCACCAAATGCACCACATGAATAGTAATCTCCGCCTGGATTAAATGCTCTGATACCTGCGTCACAGGTTCTATGTAAAGGACAAAGTGTTTGTTCTCTTCTTAATCTTTTTGCCATTTGTTTAGTATTAAACTCCCATGGCGCTAAACCTTGATTGTATATTTCAACATATGTTTTGTAGATATCACCTTTAAGAAAAGGTTTCTCTTGGTCACCACTTGCCATTGCATAATTTAATTTACACTCGACACCTTTCTTATCTTTAGATAAATTTTCAAATGTATCAACTGGTGGAAAACCTGCTGACATTTTATAAGCCAACTCTACATTTTTAATTGCTCTATCTGCATTTTCAGGAACTATAACTGCGATAAAATCTGGTCTATAACCACAATGTTCTAACATTGCGTCTGAACATCTCCAAAAATCTTCTTCAGTAAATTCAGAAAAGTCACCTTTTAATCTACCACCACCATATTGAAAAGAAGTAGTGATACCTATTCTATCATCATTAAATAAATCTTTCCACTTTTTAGGTTTGACAAGAAATGGCCATAAGTTTGTTGTA